GCCGCTACCCAATATCTTGCTTCCATTTCGTTCTGCACATAGAAGTGTGCTGAGATTGTCATTTGATCCACACGTGAATTTTCATAAGCATAAAACGGATAGTTGGTGTGTACCGGTTGCATTGGATTCCAATTGGCTGATTGTCCTACCAATATTGTTGGAGTATAAGGAAATACCAATCTGTTGCCTGTGGCTTTTAAAGGATCCAACAGTGTTTTTTCTCCTGCTATCATTTGAGTAATACTTTGTGGCATTGACAAACTCACACGCCAGTCTTGGTCTCCGCTGTCTGTGTTACCGTCTGTGTTCATTGTGATCGCTGGAGCAGATTTATCAAATTTAAATATACCGTCAGTAAGTTTTTTCAACTCACCTTTTAGTCTTTTGGCTTTACCAAAAGCAAAACTGGATACTGAATCTAATGTTTTACCAAATGTATCTATGTTGGTGTTTAAAAAACCTGAAGTATTGCTCACAATGTCATTAGCCATTGTTTTCATGTCACCTACTTTGTTTGATGTCAAATCTGTCGCTTTTTTTAGAAAATTGTCTGCCATACATTTATTTATTGACAAAATTAACTGAGTAGTTTATAATGAAGAGATATATAACAAGGAACATTAATGAAAAAAGTCAATTATCTAAACAACAGAGACCTATTATCCGAAATTCATAAGTCTAAGGCATCATTTTGCAGTTTTATAGACGAAGCATACAGCGAATACAACTTGATTGTGAAAAACGTGGATGCAATAAACATTAGAACTGTTGCTCAAGCCAAGAGAAATAAAGCCAAAAAATTAACACATCAAGACTACGAAAGACGTAAAAAATTAGATCCTAAAACTAAATTGGGAGAATGCCAAATAGATTATAGAAAGATTGACAAGGATGATGTAGTTTTTAGGGTGATGACATTTGATCACGTGCCAGATGAACCTGGTAGAAAAAAGAATCCAAAAACAGTGGCAGATGGTAAAACCAAGGTAAACTTTCCACCATTCCAACATTGGAAATATGACAGAAAAGGCAATTTAATTTGTGTGGGAAAAAGTCACTGGGAAGGTGGTTTAGAAAACGGCAAATTCAATAAAGAATCAGGCAGAGCCACAAATGAACTGGCAAAAATGTGGATGAAACTGTGTGAACGTTATGGAACAAGAGGTAATGTAAGAGGTTACACATACAATGATGAGATGCAAGGACAAGCCATATTGCAATTGGCTCAAATTGGTTTACAATTTGATGAATCTAAATCAGATAATCCATTTGCTTATTACACAGCGGCAGTTACTAATTCGTTTGTAAGAATTATCAATATTGAAAAACGTAATCAAAATATTAGAGATGATATTCTGGAACTTAACAATATGATGCCTAGTATGTCACGACAGACTCAAGGCGATTCAGGTGCACCAAAGACTGCAAACAAATCGAATCCAAAACCCAAAGTCAGTAAACGAACGAAAAAGTAGTTGACAAATACAACACTTTCGTGTATTCTAAAGAAAAGTAGGAGATTATTTTGTTCAAGAAATTAGCAGTTTTTACCGACATTCATTTCGGATTAAAATCCAATTCTAAATTACACAACGATGACTGTGAAGAATTCGTTGATTGGTATATCGAACTAGCAAAGAAACATGGCTGTGAAACAGGATTGTTTTGTGGCGATTGGCATCACAACAGGAATAGTGTAAACATAACCACTATGGATGCTTCTATTAGATGTTTAGAAAAATTAGGAAAAGCATTTGATAAATTTTATTTCTTTCCAGGCAATCACGATTTATATTATAAAGACAGCAGAGATATTCAATCTGTAGAGTTTGGCAGATTTATTCCCGGCATCACTATGGTTAATAAAATTACAAAAATAGATGACACTATATTAGTGCCTTGGTTAGTAGGCAATGAATGGAAAAAAGTTGGTAATATGGAATGCAAATATATGTTTGGTCATTTTGAATTACCCAACTTCTTTATGAATGCAATGGTAGAAATGCCTGACACAGGAGAATTACGACCAAGTGATTTTAAAAAACAAGAATACGTTTTCTCAGGACACTTTCATAAAAGACAGGTCAAAAATAATATTCATTATTTAGGCAATCCTTTTCCACACAATTATGCAGATGTTGATGACGATGAACGTGGTATGATGATATTAGAACATGGCACAGAGCCTGTTTATTTCAATTGGGATAATTGTCCCAAGTACAGAAATGTAAAATTAAGCACACTGTTGGACAAAACCAAAGAGATCATGAAAAAGAAAATGCATCTAAGAGTTACATTGGATATAGACATCAGTTTTGAAGAAGCCAGTTATATTAAAGAAACTTTTATGAAAGAATATAATTGTAGAGAAATAACACTAATCCCAAGCAAACAAGAAGAAGAAATTAACACAGAACTTGATATTACAAAATTTGAAAGTGTAGATCAAATTGTTTCTAAAGAAATTGAAACAATTGAGTCTGATGCATATGATAAATCTGTCTTGCTTAGAATATTTAGAGATTTAAACAATGATACTGATTAAAACAATTACTGTAAAAAACTTTATGAGTGTGGGTAATCAAACCCAAGCAATAGACTTTCAACAAAAATTATTAACACTGGTGTTGGGTGAAAACTTAGACATGGGTGGTGATGACGCAGGTTCACGTAATGGTACAGGTAAAACAACCATAGTCAACGCATTGTGTTACGCATTGTATGGCGAAGCACTTACAAAAATACGTAAAGACAATCTAGTGAATAAAACCAACAGCAAAGCAATGTTGGTCACAATAGCATTTGAAAAAGATGGTGTAAATTATAGAGTAGAACGTGGCAGAAAACCAAATGTAATGAAGTATTACATTGACGACCAAGAACAAGAACTATCAGATGTCAGTCAAGGAGATTCACGTAAAACACAAGAAGACCTGAACAGAATGATTGGAATGAATCCAAAAATGTTTAAACACATTGTGGCTTTGAACACATACACTCAACCCTTTTTAAGTTTACACAACAATGAACAACAAGAAATAATTGAACAACTGTTAGGAATTCAGTTGTTGTCTGAGAAAGCAGACATCTTAAAAACACACATCAAACGTTCAAAAGAAGACATAGCACTGGAAACAGCAAGATTAGAAGGTTTAAAAATTAGCAATGAAAAAGTAGAAGAAACAATTCACAGTTTAAACAACAAAAGCAGTGCTTGGCAAAATCAAAACAGAACAGATATAGAAAAATTAGAAAAAAACTTGAAAGAGTTAGAAGGCGTAGACATTGATAAAGAATTAGAAACACATCAAAAACTTGAAGATTGGACAAAACTTAATGATGCGTTAAGACAATTGCAAAAAGACAGAGCCGGTTTGGAATCAACTATTGAACAAGCAGATAAGACAGCAAAAAAATTGCATGATGATTTAGAAAAACTTAATAGCGAAACTTCTTGTTATGCTTGTGGACAGGATCTGCCTCAAGATAAAATAGAACAAATGCAGAAAACTTTGGAAGAAGAATATGGAGAATCCAACAGTTATGTAATGGAATTGGCTGAACAATTAGAACAAACTGTAAAAGATATCAAAGCAGTGGGCGATTTGGATCAAAGACCTGACACATACTATGACACACTTAAAGAAGCATATGATCACAGACAATATGTGGAATCAATCAACACAGCACTTGTTAACAAAAAAGAAGAATCAAATCCATATCTAGATCAAATAGACGAATTAAAAAATCAAGCAGTACAAGAAATAAATTGGGACACAGCAAACACACTACAAAAATTGAAAGAACATCAAGAATTTTTGTATAAATTGTTGACAAATAAAGATTCTTTCATAAGAAAGAAAATAATTGATCAAAACTTAACCTTCTTGAACAACAGGTTAACTCACTACTTGGATCAATTGGGTCTTCCACACTTGGTCACATTTAAAAATGATTTAAGTGTGGAGATCACTCAACTGGGACAAGAACTAGACTTTGACAATTTGAGTAGAGGAGAAAGAAACAGATTAATTTTAGGTTTAAGTTTTGCATTTAGAGATGTATGGGAAAACTTGTATCAACAGATCAACTTGTTATTCTTAGATGAATTAATAGATTCTGGTATGGATTCAGCAGGAGTTGAAAGCAGTTTGGCTATTTTGAAAAAAATGAGCAGAGAATCAGGCAAAAATATATTTTTAATATCCCACAAAGATGAATTGATGGGCAGAGTGAACAATGTGCTTAAGGTTGTTAAAGAAAACGGCTTCACAGCATATGCTAATGACGTAGAAACACATGACCATTCTAGATGATACACACGACAAACTGACCAAGGCGTACATGGCTTATTTTAAGGCAAACGAGTTGTTTGCTGAGAGGCGAAGCCTCGCTACCAAAGTAGCCGCTAGAAAGGCTTTAGCGGAAATTAGAATTTTGGCACGTCAAAGACGTAAAGAACTTGAAGCACAATACAAAGTGAGCAAGATCCAAAAACAGCAAGAGCGAAAAAAATAATCAGTAAGTATGTCCATATGCCATGGACTTATCAGGGTAACCCCATTCACACACTGCCGGAAGACTGCGAAGGATTTGTGTATCTCATTACAAACACAACCAACGGTAAGAAGTATGTGGGTAAAAAACTGGCGAAATTCAAGAAGACACGTCCACCTCTCAAGGGTAGGATAAACAAACGTAGAAGCAAAGTTGAATCGGACTGGAAAGACTATTGGGGATCTTCAGACCATTTGAATGCTGACGTGGCAGAATTAGGCGAAGAAAAATTTACTAGGGAAATATTATACATCTGTAAAGGTAGAGGCGTAATGAGTTATCTCGAGGCTCGAGAACAATTCGAAAGGCGAGTACTAGAAACCGATGATTACTACAACGGAATTATCAATGTGAGAGTTGGTGGTTCCCGAATCCTAAAAGAAGAACTTAAAAACTACAAAAAGGCTTAACATAGCAACATCGCTGATCGTAGATCCAGGAAGTGCGTTTGAAAAATAATGGTGAATCCTGAGTTGCAAGGCAAGTGCTTACTAAAGGCACAAAAGAAGATGCTCTGTGAAAAAGATACAACATCACAACTGCTCACTTTGTTTGTGAAGGGTGCCGCAGTTGACCGTGACTAATGAAGTCTGGAATAGGGAGTTGGCGGGTCACCGCTTCCGTACAAAAGTTCCTTTCACAAAATGGCAGGCTAGTCTCGCATGATGGCTTCATACTTTTCCCGTTACTGGGTGAAGTATGGATCAACTGTCTGCATGATGCACAACATAACTTCGTTATGTAATTGCTTAAATGCTTGAGCGTTAGCGAAAAGCAGAACGACGCTAGTCGTTCTTAAACATTAGGATCAAACGATTCACAATCCAACCATAAAGCGGCATCAGGTTCCGCTGACACAACGTGTTTCAACTTGGTGTGACTCCAGTTCCTAATCTCCAACTCTTTTAATACAGAATCAGAATACACATGAATAACATCTGGTTCCAACTTCAATATCTGTTTGATGGCTGTGGGATCTGGTTTTGATTCGTATGTCTGTATTGCTGTGACTTCAGGTATGGCACGAAAATCTCTGGCGTACTTGTCTCCGTGGAGCCAAGTGAGTGGGCCTGTGTTTTTGGAACGCAGTTTTAAATCGTTGGCATTGTGTCGCCAATGAATATTATTTTCTGCGAAGCCCGCCTCTACGAGTCGGTCATAAGTTTTTGATCCCACCGCATACACCTTTTGTTCCAACAGTTCTGTAAGACTGTGTGCATAGTGTTTGATGGCTTCAATGTGTGTGATGATCAATCCCGATTGTGCATCTGCAGATGAGTGTTCAACGGTGGCTGTTTTAAGACAGGGAATCCACAGGTCATCCTCATCCAACTCCTGGGGTCGTACAATTTGTGTGTAGACTTGCATATGTGATTTATTTAGAATGTGTGTGTCATTGATTAAATGATGCTATTTGGTTCTAGGCACCGTGTGTGTATGATTTTTTATACTTTATATATAGTATCTATATGTTAAAAGAAGGGTTGTCCTGTTTTTTTAGCAGTATCTAGATTTTCTTTGACAACTCCGCCCATTACTTCTCTATCTTCATGACAGGTAGCATATATTTCATCCAGAGTGATTGATCCACGCATGAACCATGCCAATTTGAATAGATCGGATTTAAAATTTTTAATTTCACCTTCCATTTCCTTGGTGAGTTTGATAATGTCAGAAGTCGGCAGTGTTGATATCTTTATACGAAAAAATTTGCTGAATCAAATGCTACAGGTATTGTGTATTCAGCAGGTGCTCCGTTCTTAATTTCTTCTTCTGAAGATTTAATGATTTGAGGTTTTAATTGAAATACTTCTCTATTTTTTTCCAAATGCTCCATGATGGAACTGAAAAATTGTTTGTCAGTGTTTTCCAAAAACTCTTTGATTTGTTTGGCATCGGTTACAGTCTCGCCATCCACTGTGATTGATGCTATTGTGTTAGCCACCATGCCCACACTTAATTCTGTTAATTTTTTGAAAGTTACTTGAAATGCTTTTACTTTTTCTTCATCATTCATTTTTGTGTCATCTACAATCTTTTGAATTCTTTGCTGTTCAAATGTTTGGATTGCACTTTCGGTAAACTCTTTGTACGTTAAAGGTTTTGTTTTTACTTCCATGTTTTGATAAAAAAATGTATCATTGTATTGTGCTGACAGGATGCTGTTTAAACTTTCTTGTAAATCCAACACCAATTCTTTCTCAATGGATGTGCCCGGCACTTTGATTGGCATAGTCATGCTGGTTCCATATGTGGCCATTCTGATGGTCATCAATGCCGCATCGCAATCTATCGAAGGCATTGCCCATGCATTCTTAATTGACGGTATACAACTCTGTATCACTGTCACAGTGGCTTCTCCATTCAACAATGCATCTGGAGTTTTCAGCAACATTTCATCTTTTGCTGTCATAGGATACACAGCAACATCTCCTGATTCAGGAACCTGTATAGATCCTTCAGGATAAAATTTATAACCACTTGGCAATCTTACAAACTGTTTGGGCTGTCTGTAATACTTTTTAAGTGGGTTATTATTTGTACCTATTTGTTCTTGTGACATTCAATCTCCAATAAATATTGTTATTAACTTTTAAACTGCTAATATTTAGTATGACATATTAACTGCATACTTAATGATTGGCATTAAATACAAGTAACAAGGATTTTGGTATCACATAATGGCAACAATTGAAGAATTATTAGAAGACGCGGTTAAAAAAGGTGGGCTAGCCAGCGAAGATACTGCCAAAAAGATATTGAAGGCTGTAGGTGGGTCTGGAGGTGGTGGTAACAGTGGTGCTCAACGCGAGTTCACAGAAGAAACCAAAAAAACCAGCAAATCAGTTGTTGTATTCAAAAAAGTTTTAGGTGCGGCAGGAGCCGGCTTTGCAATGTTGAAAGATGGAGCAGACGGATTGGTTGGCGGACTCGGTGTTCTATCACAAAGCACCACAGGATTAAACAAAGTATTTTTACAATTCACAGCCGACCTAGCGGCAAGAGTGTTTGAAAATGTTGACACTTTCAGAAACCTGGCAGAGATAGGCGCGAACACAACTCAAACAGTTAGTGATTTTAGACGTATAGCAGGCGACGCCGGAATAGACATGACAAGATTAGCCCAGGCATTAATGAGTGCCAACACATCACTGGCTGGTTTTGGCGGTAGTGCAAACGAAGGTGCAAGAAGATTCAACACAATAATGACATCACTATTACAGAGTGATTTCAGAAAAACAATCGCAGGTCTTGGATTTTCTATGGAAGATATCACAGAAGGCTTTGCTGATTATCTAGACTTACAGACTACTTTGGGTAGATCTCAATCAATGAGTAATTCACAGTTGGTTGCAGGCTCGCAAGAATATCTATTGAGATTAGACCAATTGTCAAGATTAACTGGATTGCAAAGAGATCAAGTGAAAGATGAATTACAAGCAGTGGCAGATGCCAGAGAGTTACGTTTAATTTCAAACAC